CATGGTTTTCACTTTGATGATGTGTCAGCCGTACAGACCCTGACCCCTTCCGAGGTTCAGCCCGGTGACAGCATTGTTGTCAACGGAGCGAGCGCAAAGTTCAACGGCACCTTCACCGTCATCAGCGTTGAGGAATGGGAGTACATCGGGAAAGACCAACAGGGTTATCTCGAGTTCAACTATGACGTGCCAAAACTCAATCAGGTTTTGTATACACACGCTGGCCATGATGACGACACCGAGTATGGTCCTCTTTCTGGCACGCTGACGTTTACAGAGACCATCACTTGGACTACTTCAGCACTTGTGTTGTCGTGGCTCGGTATTGACGTGGCAACCGCTAACGACACGGCCTTTGTGGCTAAGTGTGTGAGTGCTGCTAACGCTTGGTGTTTCCGTAAACGCCGTGAGGCTGGCTACACCGATCAGCAAGGCACCGTCCCCAGCTCCGATGTCGAGTTGGGTACGACAATGTATGCAGCAACGCTTTACCGTGAACGCGGAACCAGCGGTGACTCATACGGTGGTTTTGACGGCATGGGCAACCTGCCAATGCCTGTCACGCTTCACCGCATTATGCAGCTGCTTGGCTGTGGCAGGGCGCAAGTCGCGTGAGTTCTTCAGGCATCCTGTACGACGCAGTCACCAAGGTTAAAACAGCCTTGACTGCTTTGAACCTTGTGCCTATCACTGACCCTCGTAATGCTCGCCCTATGTCCGTCCTGATCCAGTTGCCGACAGTCACAGCGTTTACATACAACGTGGGCGACATTCGACTTACGCTCAGCGTCCTTGCACCGCCTCCGGGTAACCAAGACGCTGGCGACTATCTGATGCAAATCGCAGATCAGATAATGAACTCACCAATCGCGGTCACGGACTTACGCCCGGGCCTCGTTTCAGTAGGGGGGCAAGACTTGCCTTCCTATGACCTAACCGTTGCTGTAGCCGTACAGCGCAACTAAAAGGAGCCCTCATGGCTGCATCATCAACATTCCTGTCCAACGCGACAATCAACATCACCCAGGGTGCTACGACGTACACCTCTATCGGAAACAACGCCAACCAAGTGACCGTCACGGTGGGCAGTGACCCCCTCGAAATCACTGCCTTCGGAGATAACGGCCACATCATGCGCGCTGGTCTTCAATCGGTGGACGTGTCAATCACGTTCTTCCTTTCGTACGGTGGCACTGGTGCAACCTCCGAAGTCGAGACTGCTCTTGCAGCGATGGTTGGTCAGGGCAACACCACTCTGATTATCTCGCCATCTGGCACCGCAGAAGGTCCAGCGAATCCTGAGTACACCATCACCAACTGCATGCTCGCTGACTTCACCCCGATCAACTCGACCGTGGGTGAGATCGCGACTGTTACAGCTCAGTTCACCGGTGGAACTTGGGCTCGCGACATTACGCCGTAAACACCGAAATCATTTAGGAGAAACAAATGAAACTCACATTGGAAGTCACAGAGCAGGACGGCAAGTACACACTTGAAACCAACCTGTTTGTCATCATTGCGTGGGAGCGAAAGTTCAAGCGCAAGATCTCGGACTTGTCTAACGGCATCGGGATGGAAGACCTTGCGTTTATGGCGTATGAGTGCTGTAAACAAAAGAACATCCCGGTGCCAATGGTCTTTGATGATTACATCAAACGCCTTGTCAACATTGACGTGCTTGATGAGGAAACCGTAAACCCTACCGACGGGGCAGTTATCACCGAGTCTTAGCAGAGCTGCTACTGGCGACGGGTTACTTCCCCCCCCAAATACCCTTTGATATCGAGATGCTAGAAACAGTGCTTGCTATCTCTCACGAAAAGCCACAGCAATGACGCGCTATGTAAACTCAGCATCTTTAGAAATTGTGGGTGTCAAGGAAGCGCTGCGTCAACTCAACAAGATGGACAAGGTTGCTCGTCGTCAGTTGACCAAGGATTACGCACAAATTGTGTCGCCAATTATTGCGGAAGCTCGTGAGTTAACACCTGCTAAGGCTCCCCTGTCGGGTATGGCGTACCAGTGGAAGGGCCGTGGCGCTAAGCAGACTCGACCTATTTTCCCGTATAACGCTGGCAAGACTGATCGTGCTATTAAGCCTTTTGTGTCGGGTAAGAAGCCTCGCCAGTTTGGCAACTATGTGAGCAACCTCGCCACCTTTGGTGTGCGCTGGTCATCGTCTGACGCAATCGTTATTGAAATGTCAGGGCGGGGCAATGTACCGACGGCTAAGGGTAAACAGATGGTGCAAGACCTGTCGCAGCGTTACGGACAACCGGGGCGTTTCTTGTGGCGGGCTTATTTGAAACATGAGCACACAGTTGAGCGAGAAGTTGCCAAACTAATCAAGGACTTGATGCGGAAAGTCCAGAGGGACATCTAATGGCAATCAACATTCCTATCGTCACCCAGTTTGACGGCAAGGGCATCCAAAAGGCAATCAAGCAATTTAAGCAACTTGAGACCAATGGTCAAAAGGCTGCTTTTGTTTTGAAGAAGATGGGTCAAGCTGCGGCGCTTGGTTTCGCTGCCGTGGGTGTCGCTGCTTTAACCGCTGGCAAGTTCATGTTGGACTTTGCAAAGATGGCCCGTGAAGACCAAGTTGCACAGGTTCAACTCGCTGGCACTTTACGATCTACAACCAAGGCAACTGACGCTCAGATTGCAGCCGTCGAAGATTACGTCGACGTCACGCAGAGGGCAACGGGCGTTGCCGATGACCTTCTCCGCCCGGCTATGGGTCGTTTGCTCAGGTCTACTAATAGCGTCCAAAAGTCTCAAAAACTGCTCAATTTGGCGCTTGATATCAGTGCCCGAACTGGTAAGCCGTTGGAGGCTGTAGTTAACGGTTTGGCTCGTGCGAGCGAGGGTCAGACCTCAGCGCTCGGAAGGTTGGGTCTTGGTTATGACAAGGCTGAACTCAAAACAAAGTCGTTCTCAAAGATTCAAGAAGAACTGACAGAACAATTCTCGGGTGGCGCAGCAGAGAAGGCTGCAACCTACGAAGGCACGATGGCGCGCCTCAAGATCACCTTCGACGAACTTAAGGAGTCGTTGGGGCTTTACATTCTGCCTGGTCTTCAAACGCTCGCTGAGGGTGCTATCAAAGTCGCTGACGCTTTTGGTAAGAAAGGGTTTGCTGGCGGTGTTGAGGAACTGAAGTTTCAACTGCAGTTTCTGTTGTACAACGCTGACGGCAGTTTGAACGCAATCGGTCAACAACTCAACGCTTTGCTCAATGTCTTTAACAGCATTTCCCGTATTAAAAACCTGTACAACTTTGCGACGTTTAAGCCGTTAGCGGAAATCATCACTACTGGTGGCACTGACTTCTCGTTTAATGCTGGCGTCCGTTCGGGCTTTGCTGAGCAAATCAACCCGACACAGATGCAGCAAGCCCGTCGAGGTGTGACCGCTTCGCAAGGCTTGGGTATGTCTAACTACATCCGCCAAAACCCCGGCAGTGTAAACATCGAAATCAAAACGGGCATTGGTGACCCAACAGCGATTGCTAAGTCTGTCCGTGAAATCATGGACAATTATGACCGTAGGAATCCAGGTCGATAATGCCTTACCCAACTCCTGTCGTGCAGATTGCTTTTGATGATGGCCCGTATGCGGTAACGCCTACTTGGACTGATGTCACCGCCTATGTGCGTGAGATGACAACAGATCGTGGACGCACTGACGACTGGGGAACCTTCAGCGGTGGAGCCAATGTGGTGTTGTCTAACCGTGACCGACGCTTTGACCCGTTTAATACTTCGGGGCCGTACTACGGGAAATTGTTACCGCGTAAACAAATCCGCATACTTGCCATTGACCCGAACACGATGGTTTCCCACCCCGTTTTCCGTGGCTTTGTTGCCGGGTGGCCACCCGTATGGACTGACGCAGGCAAAGACTCCACCGTCACCCTGTCTTGCTTCGACGCTATGGGGCTGCTTGCTTCTGATGCTCAGCCCGTCGATTGGGCCCGTAATTACATCCTCAGCACCAACCCACGCCACTATTACCCGTGTGATGAGCCTGTGGGCCCGTTCAGCGCTAACCAGTCGTTAAAGGATTACGGCAGTTTTCCGCTTGACATGTTGACGACTGCAGCTGCTTCTAGTGGTGATCAACTTGCTGTGGGTCTTGTTAATAGTTCCATCACGGGCACAGGGTCTGAAGCTGCACTATCCGCACAGGGCGGTGTAAACAACAGTCCAGGTAGTTTCTCGGTTTCGTGTTGGGCAATCCCTGACGGATCAACTAGTGGTAGTTCACAGTTTGTAACTGGCAGTATCTATAACCATTTTTTCTATTTTGGTTATTCAGCCACGACAGGCAAGTTCTTTGTTGAAATCAGCGAGCCATCATTTGCCAACACCAAAATTGTCAGCACAAACATTTCTACGTGGGACGCTGGAATGGCTCGAATGTTCTCATTTGACTGGAACAGCGCTGCACGTACTGTCGCCATGTACATCGATGGCATCGCAGTCGCCACTACAACGGTAAACAGCGGAGGCATTGTTGTCCCACTACCCGAAGCCGTAAACATAGGGACAGGATCCGTGCAACAGGTCATCGTCTGGAGCACCGGCATCGCTCAGTCAATCTTTCAGGAAATCTACAAATACAGCACAGTGGCTTTCTCCGAGTCGACTGCTGCACGGTTCAACCGCCTGATTGCTAACACTTCGTTCCCGTCTGGGATGACCGCTGCACCGTCTGCGCCAGCGTCCACGGTTCTCGAATTAACAGACGACGCACCCATGACTACAGCAGAGCTGCAGCGCGTCGCTGACTCCGAGTATGCGCCATTGTTCGTGACTCGTGCTGGCGTGTTAACGCTGTACAACCAAAACCAAATCCGCACACAGTCGCGCTCTATCGTGTCGCAGGGCACTTACGGCACTGGCGGTTACAGCATCGGGCCTGAGGTCGCCATTGCTTATGACGGCGACTCGATGCGTAACGAAGCCGATGTCACGATGTCTCAGGGCGGTGTTTACACCAAGAAGAACACGTCAAGCATCTCGACCTACGGCGCTGCACAAGCGTCTGTCGATACGCAGGTTGCCAGCCTTGCTAACGCTGTGTCAATTGGTGAAATTGTCACTCAATGGGGCGGGCAGGTGTACCCGAAGGCTGAACCTGTCGAGGTTGTCTTGTCGCCCGATGGGGACTGGAGCAACGCGTTAGATCGTGAGTTGAATGACCGCATCACCCTGGTTGTTTCTCCGCCTACTGGCAACTCAATTACGACGCCAATGTTGTTGTCTCGTATTACGCACTCGGTTGTGCCGGGTCAATGGACTACAACTTTTGAGGGGTCTGCTCGGTGGGCTGCTGTTTTTATTCTCAACCAATCTCGACTGAACTCGACTGACCTTTTAGGATGATGTTATGACTTACCCTGTTTTTGCGTCTGGTGACGTGCTCAATGCTGCGGACATGAATGGTGTTGGCTTGTGGCTTGTCAAGACACAGGCTGTGGGCTCTGGTGTTTCCAGCGTGGCGGTCACTGGGGCCTTTAGCGCTGACTTCGACAACTACCTAGTCACATGGACTGGTGGATCTATGAGCGTTGACACCACATGCACTTTTAGATTGGGTGCTACAGCAACTGGTTATTTTGGTTCCTTGATTTATGGCAGTTACACCAACAACACCGTCTTAGGTTTAGGTGAAAACAACGTCACCGTTTTTACTTATGTCGGAGGCGGACAACCAAACTCAACTATTGCACTCCAACTGTTTGCTCCCTTTTTAAGTACTGCTACTGAAATCAGCGCACGAGTTAGATACGGAACCGTTTACGGGACTTATCAAGGTATTCAAACTGCGACCACATCCTTCACAGGTTTTACTTTGACCCCTGCAGGCGGAACAATGTCAGGCGGAACTATTCGTGTTTACGGCTACAGAAACTAGGAACCATGACTGAAGAAAAAAAACCCCTACTGATTCAAATCGACGACGAAGTGCGTGAGATGACACCCGAGGAGATTGCAGCCCATGAAGCGCTTATCGCTAACGCTCCTAGCCTGCCTAGCGCTGAGTAGCTGCGCAGACCGCGTACGCCACAACTGCGAAGACACTCAAGCCACAGGCACATTCGAAAGGCGATGCCCATGAACCCCGACAAACGACTCACAAACGAAGAAATCAAAGCCCGACTAATCCTCATCGTAGGAGTCGCACTCTCGTTCTCATTTGTGGCAGCAATCGTCTCGCTGATCTACGGTCTACTGTTCGTCACTCAACCTCTCGAGCAAGCACCCAACGACGCCGAAGCATGGGCAGTCCTTTCCCCAATGCTGATGACCCTTGCCGGTGGTCTCATCGGACTCCTTGCAGGCAACGGTCTTAAGGACAAGCCAAAAGACCCACCTACCACACCGCCAGTGCCATGAGCCGTAAATACCCGTTTTTTCCTGCGTGGAACGGTGAAGCCACAGACCCCGTCACCAAGAAGTTCTATGACCTTTGTAAACGCCGTTGGGCTTTCACCAACCTTGGCATGTACGCCAACCGCCCGATGCGAGGCTCCAAGAACCTCAGCGTCCACGCAACAGGCTTTGCTGTTGACATGGGTTACCCGGCAACCCGTGCAGGCCGTGCAGCTGCTCGAGAAGCATGGGACTGGCTGATTGAGTACACCGAAGAGCTGCGTATTTGCGAGATTCACGACTACTCGTATCTCAACCCTAAGCAGGATGCAAAAGACAAGACCGCGTGGGGACGTGGCTACCGCTGTTCCCGTGGCGAAGGTGTCAAAGGTGTCAAGGTGTTTACAGCAACCGACAACGCAGGCACACCCGGCGGTGCATGGCTTCATGTTGAGGTGTCCAACGATTGGGAATCCCCAGAGGCTTTTGAGGCTGCATGGCGCGCCTTACCTAAGCCTGTAAAGACTCCCTAGGGGCTTGGTCTCTCCTAGGGGCTAGGTGGGCTGGGTCCTGTTGTTTCTCCCAAAAGCCAGCCCACCGACTTCGAATGCTTGACTTGTGTTTACACGTTGGGCAGAATGTTTACACGGGCGACCAAGCGCCCCTAAACAAAGGAGACATCATGTTCGATGATTTGCCACTGTTCCGCAGTGCAGACCCCATCACCTCAGTGCTAGGCGCTGGAGACGTCAAGCCCCGTAAGCGCTCACAAGCCATGCTTTTGCTGGCTGAGTACCTACACGGCGGAATGACCGATGAAGAGGCTGGTATGGCCTCTGGACTGGCTCTGAAGCCAAAGTGTTGCTACTGGAAGCGCTGCTCTGAACTTCGCGCTATGGGGCTAATCATCCCGACAGGTGAAACCCGTCTGTCCAGTGCAGGATCTGCTATGCAGGTCTGCGAAATCACCCAAGAAGGCGAAGAGGCGCTCCGATGATGGCATTCCTTGTGACCCTGCCTCTAGGGTTGTTTATGTCCTGCCTGATTTATGCCATGTGGAAAGCCACAGACATTGAAACCCACTGGCAAGACCCTCCGTACGACTGGAACTTCGAAGACGAAGAACTCTGGCTGATTGAGGCTGACCTATCCGCCGAACAAAGAAGAGAAGTTTGAAACGTTATGTGCTGTGCTTCGCACTACTCACCGTATTTATCAACCCCGTGCAAGTATCAGCTGCACCCAAGTGGAAGTGCGCGCAATGGCACACGATGCTCCGTAAACACGGGTTACCCGTGGAGGTCTTCGACCACATCATGTGGAGGGAATCAAGGTGCATTCCTCAAGCAGTCAGCCGTGTTAACGGTGACGGCTCACGCG